TGGTGCTGCGGGCGCGGGTTCAGCTGGTGGTTATGCTGGTGCTGGTGGAAATGGAGTCACAACTAGCATTTCCGGTTCATCCGTAACTTATGCCGGCGGCGGTGGTGGCGGTGCATATGATGGTTCAAAATATGGCGCGGGCGGAACCGGCGGCGGTGGTCGAGGCGGTCAAAATGTAAGTGGAACTCGCGAAAATGGAGTTGCAGGAACAGCAAACACAGGCGGAGCCGGTGGCGGCGGATCTGGAACAGCTGGAGCCGGTTCATCTTCAGCAGGTGGCAACGGTGGTTCAGGCATTGTCATTCTTAAATTTCCAACTTCCGCCGGAACAATAACAATTGGTGCTGGTTTAACCGGATCAACGAGCACAAGTGGTTCGGATACGATTGCAACAATAACCGCTGGAACCGGAAATGTGAGTTGGGCATAATGGCACATTACGCATTTTTAGATCAAAATAACATTGTCACGGAAGTCATTGTTGGAATTGACGAAACAGAATTAATCGAAGGAAAAAATCCCGAAGAATGGTACGGAGAATTTAGAGGACAAAAATGTCTTCGTACTTCGTACAATGGAAACATTCGTTTCAATTACGCGGGCGTGGGATTTACATACGATCCAATTGACGATGCTTTTATTGCTCCGCAGCCATATCCATCTTGGATTTTAAACGCCGATAAACAATGGGAATCTCCAATTCCATATCCAGCAAATTCCGAAAGATTTATTTGGGACGAACAGAATCAAGAATGGATTGCAAATGTCTAATTATCCAAACGGCACAGCCGCGCTCGCTCTCGAAATTGCCAAAGCTGAAATTGGCACAATTGAAGAAGGCGACAACTTAACGAAATACGGCAAATTTACAAAAGCCGATGGATTGCCATGGTGCGGTTCATTCTGCAATTGGGTGCTTGCTCAAGCCGGCGTCAAGGTTCATTCAGTAGTTTCGACAGCTGTCGGAGCTCATAAATTCAAAGAGACATCACGATGGAGTGAGACACCGGCAATTGGTGATCTTGCATTCATGGACTTTCCACATGACGGAGTCGATCGGATTTCACATGTGGGAATCGTCGCGGCAATTGATGGAAAGACGATAGTGACCATCGAAGGCAATACATCCGGAAGCGGCGATCAGCGTAACGGCGGAATGGTTATGGCTAAAACTCGAACAATCGGAAAAGAGATTGTGGGCTTTGGTCGTCCGAAATATGTCCCTTACAAGGGCGAATTTCCAATCGTGACCGTCGATGCGCCAAAGAAATCCATTCTCAAAAAGGAGAAGAAAAAGTGAATCAATTGAAACCAATCGCGGCTTCATGGGCGCGCTCATTTCTAGCAGCTTCAATCGCCGTTTATATGTCCGGCAACACAGATCTCAAGGCAATCGGATCAGCGGGTCTTGCTGCCGTTCTACCGGTCATCTTGCGTTATCTCAACCCAAAGGATTCAGCTTTCGGAGTTATGGGGAAGTGACCCGAAAACTACTTCGGGCGGCTCTGTCATTCTCGCTTTTGGCGGGGCTGTCCGGATGTGGTCAATATCAGGGTTGGACAAGGTACGAATGCCAATTGGCAGAGAATTGGGAAAAGTCCGAATGTAATCCGCCGGAATGCCATGTTCAAGGCGTTTGTACCGATGACATATTAGGAGAAGAAATCAATGGCAAGATCGCGGCTATCGAATGAGCAGCTTAAAGCTCGACTGATTGTCTTTATTGGAGTTTGTCTTTCTTTGGTCTTTGCCGGATCCGTGCTCGGAATGCTGTACGCGCTGATATTCGTGACTCAACCAATCGGCGCACAAGCTCCCAACGACGCAGCATTTATCGACATTTTGACCACGCTTACCGTCTTTTTGACCGGAGCTCTTGGATCAGTCTTGGCATCAAACGGACTCAAAGACAAGCCAAAAGAGCCAATCGACACGCCCAAAGACACGCGGGAATCTTGACCTTGTCGGATGATTGCTTCACTCTTTACGCAGGGAGCGAAGTTCAGTAGCTCTCGGATCGGGAGTCAAGATGTACGCAATTCAGGAAGTCGCCATGTGGATGCTTTTGGGCGTCTTAACAGGCTTTGTCAGCGGTTACACGCTAGGGCTTAAAGAAGGCAAGCGCGAAGGATTTATTCGCGGCAAGATCGCAGCTCGCAAGTCATTGGAAAGCCGCTAATGGGATTCTTAGACAATTACGAGACAGTAAATCAAAAGGTTCAACGACTACACGCCACCTATCCAACCAACCGGATCGAAACATCAATCATCGATTGGAATTCGGAAAAGGGATTCATTCTCATCGAGTGCCGCATTTATCGCCGATACGAAGACGAAAAGCCGGCAGCTATTGATTACGCTCATGGCATGGTCGGGGCTTACAACCCACAAATGAAACGATGGTATGTCGAAGACACAGTTTCAAGCGCAATTGGTCGATGTGCGTCTGTGGTACTTGGAACCGAAGAAAAGCCAAGCCGTGAAAACATGGAACAAGTCGAGACAATGCCAAAAGCTTTTGTCGAAGAAGATCCATGGGCGAAGCCAATTTGGGAAGACGGCTTTACAACGGCAAAAACAGCTGTGGACGAAATTAAAGATCAGCTTGGCGGAGAGATACAGTCAGAATCGCCAATCTGCGCTCATGGACACATGATCTTCAAAGAAGGCGTTAAGAATGACAAAGCTTGGGCGGGCTACATGTGCAGCGAACGCACAAAGGCTCAACAATGCTCGCCGATTTGGCTTGTGCTCGGTAGCGATGGCAAGTGGAAGCAGCGTCTCTAATGGGCGAACTATTTATCCAAAAGCCAAATGGGGAAGCAATCACAATCTTTGAGGACGGGACAGAGCTTCGAGAGCAGAAACCACTCGAAATCGATTGGTGCGACAAGTGCGACCAATGGAAGCCACTCACCGGCGGGGAAATGACGCGCTACAACGGACTCGACATCGTTTGGCTTTGCGAGGCTTGCAAGTGAAAATGAAAATCTCGCATGAGGACGAATGGACAGCTGCGAAAGTAGCCATTGAACGAGTCGAAGAGATTGAAGGCAAGCCGGATCATGTTTCGCGATATAACAAGAACTTGTCATTTCATGACTATATCTGCGAGATTGCCGAATCAGTTGGAGCCGAAATCGCTGTGGCGAAATACTTTGGAATTGGTGACTTTAATCCAAGAGCTTCTCGCTTTAAGCGAACAGCGGATGTTGGATCAATCATCGAAGTCAAGTGGACAAAATATGATCAGGGAAGTTTGATCATCTACGACAGCGACCGCAACACAGACATCGCAATCCTTGTCACAGGCAAGAGCCCGAATTATGTGCTCAAGGGTTGGATACCGGTGGCAATAGCCAAAAATCAACGATGGCGCAGACGCGACCAACCGACCTATTGGGTGGAGCAATACAACTTACATCCCATCGAGAATTTAAGGAGATCGAGTCATGGAGAAGCTACGCTTCCAATGCAGGGTTGAAAAGAAAATCACGGATCATTCAGTCTTTGCCAATGAAGTGCCACTTGGTGATGATGTTGTCTTGGTTCAATGCTTGAGCTGTGGCGTCATGGGAATTAATCAAAAGGCGGATGCCCGTGGCTGAATATGATTATCTATGCGAAGTCTGTGGAAAGACAAAAACCGTCAATCGTCCGATGGATGATGCGCTCGCCCGTGATCCATATTGCGACGGTTGCACGATTCCAATGAGCCGCATTTGGACAGCTAATCCAATCCATTTCAAGGGCAAAGGATGGGGCGGGTCAAAATGAAGCCTGTGGATAACCTGTGGATGACACGCCCAAAGCGCGCTCAACTTATCCACATTCTTGACCGGTACTTGACTCGACCGCTACCGTCCAGCTCTGCAAGCGAGCGCGTGTGCGCTGTTAGCTCGCTGCGGAGAAGGTCGGTTTGGGGAGTGCTATGCCTATTCGTAGGCTCGATTTGTTTAACGATGCAACCCGCAACAGCTACAACGACAAGCGTTGATCATTACAAGCTTTACGCCCATTCAAGGATTATCAATGAAACACAGTATAAATGTCTTTCAAGGATCTTCTATAAAGAATCTCGATGGAACCCGAAAGCAAAGAATGGAAGCCACTTCGGCTTAGGTCAGATGCGATCTAAGTGGTATCGAAACCTTGATCCATATCGACAGATTGACGCAACCATCAAATATAT